AAGTATGCCAATCAAAAATATGATTGGAATAATTTTTGCTATTGTTGCAGGTACTTTTGCATACACAGAAATTACAGCAAGATTAACTAGCCTTGAAACATCAAGAGAATTAATGAACTCAGATTTATTAAAAAAATCTGAACAGACTACTGTGGATTCTGAGCAGTTTATGTTGTTAGAAGATTTGTATAAAACTACTGAAAAATTAGAAACAAGAATAGAAGATATGATGCACAACAAAATTAATATAGAATTTGTAACTAAACAATTAGAAAAAGCATTAAGTGATATTGAAAAAATAAAAGATAAAGTAAGACAAAATGGTAATGGTAGTCATGGTTGAAGTAGTTGTAGCATTATTGATGATTGTTAATGGAGAAATTCGTGAGCATAGAATACAAGAATCTATGTCACATTGTTTAAAGGGTAAAAGAATAGCCAACAGAGTTTATAATGCTAATGTAGAATATCAATGTATAAAATCTAAAGCAGAAACAGAAATATATATGGGTGAAAAATCCATTGTAAAACTTATATTAAAATGAAAGTAATTTTATTACTTATGGTTATGTGTAGCACAACACCCGGCAACAACTGTCAACCTATTGCAACTCCACAAATAGAATTTGAAGATATATACAATTGTACTGTTTATGGTTATAGTCATTCAGAAGAAATAATATTAGAATTAGGTGCAGAATTTGTAAATAATTATGGTGCGTACACTAAATTTTCATGTGAAAGTAAACAAAGAATATGAGTATAGATTATAGGGGTGAAAAATTTTCTGGTTATAATAAACCTAAGAACGACAGAACTAAAACTAAAAAATTTTCTGTACTTGCTAAGTCTGGTGATACAATAAAACTTATTAGATATGGTGATGCCAATATGACTATTGGTAAATCTGATCCAGCTAGAAGAAAATCATTTAGAGCTAGACACAAATGCGATACCAAGAAGAGTGTATTAACTGCTGGGTATTGGAGCTGCAAAAAATGGTAAACAAAGTTTGGAATAAAGCTAAATCAGTAATGGCTGCGGGGTGGTGCAACGTGTGTCAAAAAGAAATGTTAAGTGATGCTGGTGGCTGGATTGTGAACGCAGAAAAAAAACACTTTTGCCATGACGGAAAAGATGGTAGTTGTTTTGATAAGTATATTAAAGAAAAACAATCAATGGCAGAAGATGCCACTTACGAAAAGGAGATATAACTATGTACGGAAAACCAAAAGTAAAAAGTAAATTAACATCTAAACAAAAAACTTTGCCTTCAACTTTGAAGAAAAAGATCATGCAATCTAAACCTAAAAAGAAAAACTAATGCCGGGTTATCACAAAACAAAATCTGGTAAGATGGCTAAAAAAGGTTTGTATTATAATATGAACAAAAAAAAAGCTAGTGGTACATCAAACACAAAAGCTAAGTCTACTGTAAGTGCTAAGTCTTACAAGTCTATGTTAGCTGGATTTAAGAAGTAGTTTTTTATTCTTTCTTTCTAACTGTCTAATGTAGGACCTAAGATCATCTATGGTATGCTCTTGATCTTCTATCTTTAATCTATATCTTAGATTCCAATTAATTCCTACAACGCTTGTTTTATTTCTTGAAACTCTTGCCATATAGTTTGCTCCTCTGACCAATATCTTTTCTTATTAGATTTCATTTTTATAGAATGTAATACTGTGGTGTGATCTTGTTTAAAATACTTACCAATGTTTGATAGATTCATTTTGTATTTTTCTGATAGCAAGTTATGAATAATATTTCTTGCTCTAACAATATCTAATGTTTTCTTTTTGCTTAACAACTCTACCTTTGATACTTCATATCTTTTACAAATGTAGTCAACAATATTTTCCATAGTTTCTTTTTGTGGAGAAGAAAAAGAATAGCCTACAATCTTTACCAAGTCATAACCATTTTCTTTTAAATGTTTTTTGGCTAACTTATAACCATTAACAAATGCGTTTTTATATATTTTTTGTTCTCTTGTATTTAAATCTTGGTAATGTCCTGCTCTCATTGCAAGTTTAATCTCATTGAAATTTGTATTTTTAGTCATAGAATCCCCTTACTTTCCCATTGTTTTTTTTATAATAAATTAATAACTAAGCTGTCATTAACTCTTCTCTACATCTGGCACACTCTAAATATAAGTTATAGCTTTCTGCTTTTAACCTATTAGTTCTCTGAACTGAAGCAATGTACAACTCACTCTTTTTCCTTTGCTTGTCCATCAGCCTTTGTAGACGATTTTTTGTTTCCGTCATCTTGCTCCTTTTTTACTGTTGTAAAATCAACTTTAATATTATCGATTTTTACTTCTGCATTTGTTCCATTATTAGAACCATTGGCAGCCTTCTCTACTGAATCAAACTCTTCTGTTAGTATAAAACTACATTCTCCATTTTTGATTCTTATGTATTTTGACATTATTTATCCTTTTTGGCAACCTCTTTTTTGTGTAATTCAAATGCCATGTTATTGTATATACCCATATCGTGATAGTTGTCAGCCTTATATCCTCTAGTTGATCTATAAAGTTTTAATGCCATCATAATATGACCTACTTGGTGTGGTTTAATTCTTTTTTTTAAATTGTTTGCTAACACTAACGTAAACATTTCAGCTAACATAATAAAGTTATGTTGATAATCTCCATAATCTTTTTCACGATCAGCAATTATCTTTGCCTTAATATTTTTATCTAAATCTGCAATTTTGATTGTCATATTTTTTATGTCCTAGAGGGGGAAACTAACGAAGGGAACTAAGAAAGAAAAAAACCCCTCTAAGACTATATAAATTTATATTTTTAATTAAAACTTATATTCTGGTTTATTACCAGAAATGGGTGCTTTTGGAAACCCCTTATTTTCTGGTGATTGTGAAGCAGAATTTGCTGTGTTAGGAGTTAGTTTAAATTTAATTCCCCCTGTCAAATTACCTGCATCATCTTTTGTATTCCAACCTGCTTGACTATGCCAAGTCTCTCCTATCTTAACACCTATGGTCCATTTCTTACCTTCTGGTGCATTAGGATTAGCTGGTGCTACCCAATCTGGATGATTGTCTGCTGTCTTATTTTCATTAGGTACTACGTTTACCCATACTACTTCTTCATTCATGTTATTTCCTTTTGTTATCATCAACTATTGTTGAACATTATTTAATTGTAATTCACGACTTTCAGCAATGTCTGTTATTTGTCTGTAAGATCGCAAATTGTTTTTAAGTAAAAAATGAACGCTATCTCTATGCTTATTTTTTGCACTACCTAACTCTTTTAGGCTCTTAGCATTTTTAAGTTCATTCTTTATTTCTTCCACATCCACAGTATCATCCATGTATGTAGGCTCTGCAGATTTCTCCACAGAATTTTGTTTAAATGGTTTAGCTGTAAAACCATCATCATCTTTTATTCCAGTTTTAAGATTTAAAAGATTTAAGAACGCATACTTTCGTGAGTATGACATGGCTTGACCCGTCCCAAATTTATCAATCCCAGCCATTGCCGAACAACCATCAACAAGTATAAAACTTGTAGGCTCATCAATGTCATGGACTTTCATGGTACATATAACCATTACTACATTTCTTGCTTCCACAATTTCAGTTAAGTAATTACAGGTTGCGTACAATCCATTGTCTAGTAATGCTTGAACAGCCACGTTTTGCGTTTCATCATGCTCTAATGGATGAAAGTGCATACCACTTACTTTGTTTCCTTTTTTAACACCCTTAGCATCTAAACACGCTTGATGTAATTTTTGATATATATTCTTTTTCATATTTTCCCTTTTGTTATTGTTAGAATGGTAATAAACCCCATACTTTTTGTGCGTAAATAAAAGTATAAGTTCCCACTACTTTTGCTTTATATAGTAACCAAGACATAGTTCTCCTTTGTGTTATTGTTGATTGTTATTTTATTCATGTTTTCATTCCCCATAGTTTATTGATTAACTGTAATTGTACATCTGCCAAATCTTTATAATAAAATGGATGATTCAAATCTGGGGGTTCGCACATTGTTGCGAGGTCTTGTATATTGCCTTTGCAATACATTATCATTTTTTCCCAAAATAAAATCTTCTCACACATTTTAAAGTAAAGGTGTTCCAGATGGTCTTTCTTCATTAGTTCATGTGATTGGTCAAAGATAATATGTTCTTTGTCATTTGCATAAACTAAATAAGGTATCTTCTTAGTACAAAAAAAGTAGAAAGCTGTTTGAGTTAAATTATCAAACGTAGGCTCAGTAGGTAATGGTTGCGTACTCATTTTCCATTCCTCTTTGTTTTTAATTTTTCTAATGTTAGGTGGCTTAGTTTTTAATTCTATAAATTTAGTTTTACTTTCATAATCTATACGACCAATGATAGGTTTTATCATTGTCATTTCTTTGTGTTCAACATATCTTTCGCAAACCATTTTTTCTTTGCCTATAATATCTTGAGCAAC